ATGTAGTCTAAATGCACTCTGCCAATGATGTCATATGTGACTTCTTCATTGCCAAATCTTTCAAACAGTCTCTTGCGTGGATATGTGTTCCATAAGCACAGACGTCTTGTGTCATCCTTGCTCATCACTTTTTGTATTCTGTTCACTGTGTAGGGAATATCAAAACCTTCTGAGTTCCAACCACTCAACACATCAGCATCTTCAATCAGTGCAATGAACTTGTCTAGCATGTCTGCTTCTGATTCACACAGCATGGTGTTTTCAAATTCTTGTTCAATGATTTCTGGGTTAGGAAAGTCTTTGGGAGGTATTGCTAATGATATCAATTGATCTAGCCATTGTAGATACACTGTGATTGAAATAATTGGTGCCCATGCATCTGCTGGTTTGGCATAGCCTTTGTTGGGATCAAAGTCGACCTCGATGTCAAAAAATGCAACCTGTAGTTCTGGAGCGTCTTTGTTCAGATAGTTTTCTTCCAAACAACGGAATATTGGATTGATGTCTGACTCATACAGTCGCTTGCCTGACTGCATGTGAACTTCACGTTTAAATTCTTTGCCTGATTTGGTTGCTATTCTTGATACTGGAGTACCATACACTGACTTGAATTTACCTTTGGGATCATCATAGTAGGCCACATAACGAGCAGGATATTCAACATATCGCCTTTCGCCTTTGACTCGTTCCACTACAGATATTTTATCTGTGTCTCGATCAAACAGTGCGTCTACATAACTCATATTTTATTGTAACAGTTTTTGTATGCGTTTTGCAACAACTTCATTGCCAAAAATATTTAAGTGATTGATGTCACCTGGATATTTTTGCCAAACATCATAGTAGTTGTGTGGTATTTTTTCAGTATCTGCAGGTTCATGAAATGTAATGTGTATACTGTTTGGTATTGATAGCAGTTTATCAACAATCATGTTGTAAACAAATTTTTGATAATCCCAATCTGTATATTTTGTAATGTGCGAATATATTTGATCAATTTCTTTTGATGTACTCTTATGATAGTGTAAATCAGCCAACATGAAATCATTGTTTGGTCTTTGTTCACTGTGTTTGTGAACTGGATGCAACAGTGTGTGGATTCGCCATGGCGAAGTATGACACACAATTATTCGATCATACTGTTCATGCTTTGTGCTTTGTTGATAGATTTTATATTCGCCTATTCCTCTTTGTGATTTGTTGGTAACTTTTGCATCAAGTTTACTGGTCCATCCTTTTGGGTCAGCGGCAAAACTGTCACCACAAATCAATACATTCATTAGGCTTTTTTAGCAATAGCAAGTAATTCTTCTAATTCTTCAATGTCATGTTTTTCAGCTGCTAGTGATTCTTTGAATGCTACTCCAATTGCTTTGGTCAACAGTGCTGGTTTGATTTCAAGTTCTTCTGCTACTGCTTTGACTGTGTCTCTCAGTCCGTCTGACAAATCTTTTACTTCTTGCTTGACTTTGATGCCACTCTCAATGACATGCTTGACTTTTGCTTGTTCTTCTGTGTTTAGTGTTTTCATGAGGTCTCCTTTTGTATGATTATACAATTAAATCAATTTGCTGTCTATAATAAAATTTTTGATTTGATCTTTTATTTTAACATGATCTTCAAGTTGTGCATGTCCGCAACTTGTATGGTTTCGAATTAATGAATGTAAATCATGTTCAAACCAATTTTTTGAAAATTTTAATGGAAAATCAATTTCAAAAGCAGAACCTTGCATGACGGAGATATTATTTTTATCACAGATTTGATCTACACACCAAATTTTATTTTGCAGTTCTTGTTTATAAACATCTACATTTGCATTTTGATAAAATTTATCAACAAACTTTCCAGGAAAACTTGTTGTACCAGGTGTGATTTGATACACTGTTTCATTTATGTGTACTTCTGAACGCATGAAGAAACTCCAAAATACTATACAAAGATCCGCTCTATTGGATTGAAAGTAATCACAAAACTTTCTGAAAATCGCCGCATTACTTCCACTACCAACAAAACAGTTGTCCAAATCAGCATTTAAATCTTTTGCTAAAAGATTAGGCCATATTTCAGGATGATCAACTCCAAAAGGAGTACCATCAACAGATGAACAACCAAACAATGCAATCTTCATGCAAAATAATTATTAGATATTTTTTGTATTTTGTTTAACCTTGGCTGCGAAAGAATCATAATACCTTTTAGCAGGTCTATCTTTGTGAAGTTTAAGGCCACGTGAGCCAGGAGACTGTGGTGAAACAATTTGTTTTGTAGTTGAAATGCCTAATTCTTTAAGAGTCATAGTAAGTTTATTTACATTTTTATGTGACTGTGTATAGTCATAAATTTTTTGTATATTTCATCATATGCGCCAGGAGTTATCTTGAGAAAATTAAATGTTTGATTGAATGCATCCTTGTGTTTTTTGCTGAATAGATGTTCAAGATCAAATAAAAATGTTCTCTCTGATGGTTCCGAATTTGCTCCAGCAGAATCTATTTGTTTTATACACTCTTTATAGTACCATTTCCTTTGATTTGCAGTGCTTGAGTTTATAAGCACTTTGTAAAGTGCTGGGTTGCTTTCTTGGATGACTTCTTTCAACGTAGTTGGATATGTTTTTCTACACATGTTATCAATCACAACATGTTCGTGCTTTGGGTTGTATATTACTTTTATAAATTTTGCATTAGGAAAAGTTTTTAGAAACAGACTGTGTAATTTTGGTGATGTTAATCTATGAACCTTGTGTAATTTTGTCTGATAATACAAAGGAGTAATATTATCTAGAATGTAATGTATTCTTTCTTTTTCATTGAGATTCGCCCATTGTCTTATGTTGTTAAGATTATGAAATTTTTCGATGTACAATGATAGATTGAGATGACTGGCACCACGTTTGTTAAAAATATCTGGCGACTTACTAAAAACATCATGGCTGGTTTCAATTACTCTTGATATAAAACTTCCAAAAGACCCAGGAACGTAGACAACAAATATCCACTTGTCATCTTGCAAGATTTTATCAATGTTCATTTGTTGTAATTATTTGGGGTTTATTTCACTATCTGTGATAATTGGTATCGTCATAGGATTCACCAACATTCTTGCCAAATTTTGTCATGTATTCATTGTTGGTTTCACCTGTGCGTTTGTTTTCAACTGTGTACACAGTGTGATCGATCTTGTAGCCAGGATTGCGTTGCAGTCTGTTGTGAATGTATGCATCATCTGACCACACAATTCTGTTGTTGGGGTATATGAAATAGTTGCCATCATCCATTTTGAATGTGTGTCCACACTTGTGTTCTGGATCTTCTGAAAAGTTTACATCTGTGACACCTGCTTTGTTCTCCCATGCCCAGTCAATGGTGAACATGTATTCACCCCAATGCTTGTTGCCACGATAGTCAATGAGTTCTGCTCGTCGCTTGGCCAATCTGTTGCGTACATTCACATCCACATAAGGTGAAAAGCAATTCCAATATTGATGCATTTCAATTGGGTGTGTAGGAGCATCTTTTTTCCAACAGAACGCCATGATGGGTCTGCGTGTCCAGTTGACTCCATTTTCCAACAGTGCTTCGAACAGTGGCACACGATGTTCCATTGATGCCACAGAATGCACATCTGCTATGGTGAATTCGCCATGTCCTGACTCATGGTCAAACATGTATTCATTTCTAATAAAACATGTAAAGGGTGGGATATTGTGATTTAGATATGACACACTACCACTTGCGGCAAGACCAATATCTTGCTTTAGTTCTTGGTCCTGGGTTGTCACAGTTGTGTCTTGCACGGAAGGATCTTCTGCGTGCTGGATTTGACTTCTTGATTCTCATGTTGGGATCGCCAAAATTGACTTTTTTTACATTGCCTGTCTTGGGGTCCTTTACATACACTTTGAACTTTTTTACATCGCCACGCATTGGCTTACCTAGTTTGACTTTTCTGCCTCTGTATTCTGCTTCTAGGGTGTTGATCAACTTGCCTGCAATTTCATCTGTGTAAACAAGAATGTTGTTGCCATGCATTTCAATTATGGGTGTATCAATGGCTAATGCATCGCCAAATTCAAATGTCAACACATCGCCTGCTTGTGGATTTTGTATTTGATGTTTGAGTTCGTCAAAGTTCATAGTTTGCTCTCAACTATATTTATTATGTCCCCAATGGTAACAATTTGTTCAACTTCTTCGTCATCTATGGTGATGTCCAGTCTGTTTTCTAATTCCATGGTGATTTCCACAGCTGATAGACTGTCGCAGTGTAAATCATCAACAAGCTTTGCTTCAGGCACCAGTTTGGATTCATCTTCCGTGACTGTTTCTTTGAGTATTTCTAAAAGTGTTTTATTCATGCTGTTACTTAGTTTTGACGTTTTTGGCAGGGCCTCGTCTGTTCTTTTGAGGATCCTGTCTGCGTTTGCGAGACGCCGCTTTGGCTCTGCCTTTTTTGCCCAGTGCATGTGCTTTGGATCTTGGCAGACATTTGGGTTTGCCTTCTAAAGAAGATCCTCTGGCACAGTCACCACGGATCTTGCCGTCAGGCCCAAAACGTACCCATTTTTCTTTGAACCATTTTTTTAGATTTTCATCAAGACCTTCTGCAAATAAGATTTCACCACAGTTCACACAGTAGTCAATGTTATCAAGATCTTCTTTCTTCACACAGTTGGGAACTCGTTTGCCAAACATGGTCTTCATGCCCTTGCGTTCGTAACCCTTCCAACAGCGAGTGCCTTCGTCTAATTCAAACAAAAATTCTTGGAGGTTCATTAGTCGCTCTTGTTACCCCAGTTGGCCGCACCTTTTTTACGACACTGAACTAGAGCACCAGAGGCATAGGCTGAAGGCCATACTTTGTATCTTGCTTT